CATCGAGTCGGGCGACCAGTCGCAGGGCAAACTTCAGACAGCGTTTAACCAAGCGCTCAAGACTCTGCTCTCCCTCGAGGACGAGCAAAAGAAGCGTGCCCTGGCTAACGGTGAATACATCTCTAAGGCTGAGGCCGCAACGGCGCTGAAGACTCTGATCGGCGAAATCCTTGCCGCCCTCGACGACTTGCCTACGGACGTGGCAGAGCGGTGCAATAAGGCGAACCCTGCTCAAGCCATTAAGCCGTTGCAGGACTGGGTGCGGAAGACGCGGGAAGCCATCTCACTCAATGACCCTTTCCCCGAAGACGCTTGAACTGGTAGCCCTAGGCCGTGAGGCCATGAGGCCGACGACGAGCGGTGACCCGGTGGAATGGCTTGAGCGTAACGTCTCGGAGATACCTGACTCGCACCTAAAGGGACCGTTCCGTAACGAGCGAATGCCGTGGGTCGGTGACGCGGTACGGTATATCGTTCACCCCGAGGTCAGACAGGTTCTGCTACCGTGGGCAATTCAAGCCGGCAAGTCTTCAGCCCTTCGGCTATCGACGGCGTACTTCATCGCTAACGACCCGGGTAATATGCTGATGCTTCAAATGAACCAGGACGAAGCCGACGACTTCTTTCTTCGCCAGTGCCGTCCGCTCTTCGACGTCATCCCCGAGGTCGTTAAGCGCAAGAAGCCTGACGATATGCCACGCTCCTCGGTGGGGGATTACCAGCGTATGATTATCTATTGTCGGTCAGCCCATACGAAGACGAGTCTGCAACGCATCACGACCAAGTACGTCTTTGGGGACGAGTGTTGGCGCTGGCCCAAGGGTCACATGGAAGAGGCGATGGGACGAACGACCCAGTTCTCTTGGAACAGTAAGCACGTCTTTGCCAGTCAGGGCGGGACACCCACGGACGACTTTCATCAGCTGCTCGAACAGCCGTCGACGAACATTCACGACTGGTCTTTCAACTGCCCGAAGTGCAACACGCTACAGCCGTACGACTGGAGTTTCGTCCGCTTCCCTGAGGACGCTAAGGACGGCGACGAGTGGGACGTGGCTAAGGTCAAGGCGGGTACGACGTACGAATGTCGGTCCTGTAATCATCGGCACACGGACAGCCGCGAGACGCGTTACGAGCTGAACCTCGGCGGGAAGTTTGCACCGCGAGAGCCGGGCAAGTCTATTGAGCGCGTGGGCCTGCACCTCAACGCCCTGGCTATGATGTCCTTTGGCGAGCTAGGTCGGATGATGCTTGAGGCCAAGCGGGCGTCCGTGATCTACGGGGACGAGGAACCCCGCAGGATATTTAAACAGAAGAGGCTGGCTCTAGCCTATTCCGAGGACGGGGGCTCGATGCTCACGCCCGTCAACGCGTCGGACTACGCCCTTGCCGACGACTGGGCAGAGGAAGCGGTCATCACACCCAAGGCTCAAATCGCCACCCGCGAGAACGCCCCCGCTGGCAGTATCCCTTTCCGCACGCTCGGCATCGACGTACAACGGGGACATTTTTGGGCAATCGTGCGCCGCTGGAGCCGTAACGGGCAGAGCCGTCTAATGGCCTTCGAGAAGGTCGAGACGTGGACAGGCCTCGACGACCTTGCCAGAAAGCACGGCGTCCACAAGGCTCTCGTCATGGTGGACTCTGGCGACAATACCCAAACGGTCTACGCCGAGTGTTGCCGGCGAGGTTGGAAGGCGACCAAGGGCTCGGGCTCTGAGGACTTCGCGGTGACCTCGTCAAACGGACAGACGACCCGCCGCTTCTACTCGGACCCGCAAGCCATCATCGTCCCTGGTCAACCGACCCGCGTCTCCCTCGTGGTCTTCTCGGCGATGGCGGCTAAAGACCTCCTGCACGGCCTACGGGTCCGCAAACTCCACACCTACCCCCGTGACGCGGTGGAGGACTACGCCAAGCAGCTGAACTCCGAGGTCCGCGTAAAGGACAAACGGACGGGTCGCCCTATGTGGATACTTCCCCAAGGGGTTCAGGACAACCACGCCCTCGACTGCGAAGTCTTAGCCATGTTGGCTGCCGTTCGCTGGGGCGTCGTCGGTCGGGAGGCTACGACCACGGAAGCCGAAGCACCTACAACTTGACACCGTGCCCAACTCTATCACTTTAAATGCAAGCGAGTCGGGGGTTTGTGGGGAACCTACATTGGCTTGGAGGTTCGGATCGTTGGCCCTCGGCTCGCCCCCTTTCGTTCCAAGAGATGCAAGTTTAACATGGCATCCGGCATCTTTATCGGCCTCACGGAGTGCGAACTCTTGGCAATCCGCACCAAAGCGGTCTCTATGATTACGGAAGGAAAGACCCTCATGTCCTACTCGGACAGCGGCTCGTCTGCGTCCAAGTCGTTTGCCATGCCCCCGAAAGAGATGCTTGCCGAGGCTCAGTACGCCCTCGGTATCCTCGACCCTCAGCAGTACCCGGGCTCGGTCCGCATGACGGTTGGTCGGACGAATTGGAACAACCCAATCCGTAACTAATTTATGGCAGTCAAAAAGCGTCTACCCATCAAGGCCCGCAAGGGAACCCCGAAGCCCGAGGCCTCCGCTGGTGGCTGGCAAAGCACGGGGCTGACTCGCCTCCGCTTGGGGCAGTACGGCGCCCAACCGCGTGACCTACGCCGCGACCTCTCGCCGTTCGACCGCCTGTCGATGGTCCGTAAGTGTCGCTGGGCTGAACGCAACAGCGGGCTGTTCAATCAAATCCTTAACGACCTCACGCTCTACAGCACGGGGGACGGTATCATGCCCCAGAGCCACGCCCAAGACCCAGAGAAGGCGAAGGCTTACGAAGATTATTTCCAAGAGTGGTCTAAGAAGTGCGACATCACCGGGCGCTTCTCCTTTGCCCAGGCTCAAAACATCTTGCTCCGCGGTATGCTCCGTGACGGTGACTCGTTTGCCGTAAAGACCCGCAACGGTTTAAACGCCCCAAAACTGCAACTAATGGAAAGCCACCGATGTGGTGATCCGTTATCCCCAGACGTACCTCTGCCCGGTTGCCACGACGGCGTCCACTTCGGTCCCTACGGTCAGCTAGAAGGCTTTTACATTTATCGCTCTGACGGCTCTGCCCGTTACATCGTGTCCAACGCGGTGATGCACGTCGTCGACCAGGAGTGGGCCAGCGGAGCCCGTGGCGTCCCTATCCTTCAGAGCGCCGTCAACTCGGTGCAGGATGACATGGATGTTCGGCAACTTGAAATCCTTGCCATGAAGGACCACGGCGACGTCACCCGCGTCCTCAAAAAGACAGGCGGCTTTATGCCGACCGACATGGGTGCGGAACTCGGTCAGTCTACCCCCCTCACGCAGGGCCAGCAGTACGCGTCGATGGGCGGTAAAATCCTTGCCCTCGAGCCCGGTGAAGACCTATCACTCTTAACTTCCAACCGCGGCAGTCAGGCCATTGGCTTTCTACAGGAACTTGAGCGCGACATCGTCCGCGTCCTCCCTTACGAGTTTGTCTCCGACCCTTCCAAGATTGGCGGGGCATCGGTTCGCCTAGTGACCGCCAAGGCAGCACGCGTCTTTGGCAAGTACCAGTCTGTAATTATCACGACCCTCTGTCATCCAACTTGGGGCTACGTCATCGGTCAGGCCATCGACTCGGGCGAACTGCCCGACGACCCAACTTGGAACGACGTCTCCTGGACTACTCCTAAATCCGTCACCGTAGACGGAGGCCGTGACGCGTCTAACGACCGCAACGACGTTGAGATGGGACTCCTGTCCATGTCCGAACTCTACGCCCAGCGCGGTCTCGACTTCCGTAAGGAGATGAAGAAGAGGGCTTCCGATATGGTCTTCATTATCGACGAAGCGAAGAAGGCTCAAATCCCTGTCTGGATGTTATACAAGCCAGGCTTCAACTGGCTACAGCAGGGACAGGCCAATAACGAAATCTCTAATCAAGCGGCTCAGAATATGGAAATCCCACCCGAGCCAACCCTACCACCTTCCTAAAATGCGTTTCCTACTCAACGGCCTTAACGGTCGCGAAGCCCTCCTCATCGACCCTGCCAAGGCTAACGATCACCGCGTCCTTGCGGAGAAGTTCGGCTTTACGGATATGCTGGCCCAGCTCTTCGGCGAAGTCCCGAAGGCCTACATCGCCGAGGACGGCACGGGCGTCATTCCGATTGCCGGCGTGATTGGCAAGAGCCTGTCGCCCCTCGAAAAGATGACTGGGGCCGTGGACGTCTCTGACATCGCCGACACTATCGACGAGTATGCGATGAACCCGCAAGTGACCCGCATCGCCTTCCAAGTCTCATCCCCTGGCGGGACGGTGACGGGCGTTGAGGAACTCGCCAACAAGGTCCGCAATATCGCCAAGCCGACGATGTCCTACACGGACACCGAGATGGCAAGCGCTGCTTACTGGGTTGCCGCCGCAGCTGATAAGGTCGTCGCTTCACCCTCTAGCACCGTCGGTTCGGTGGGCGTCTACATGGTCGTCGCCGACTACTCTGAAGCCGCCAAGGCCGAAGGGATTAAGATGATCGTCCTAAAAGCCGGCCAGCATAAGGCGATTGGCGTGCCAGGAGTGGAAGTCACCGATGCCCAACAGGCCCATCTTCAAGAAGGGGTCGACGAAATCCACGCCGACTTCAAGGCCGCCGTCCTTCAGACCCGCAAACTTGTCAAGGCCGAGGACATGGAAGGCCAAGTCTTCTCTGGCAAGCAAGCCGCCCAGCGCGGTCTCGTGACTGGCCTCGCGGACTCTTTCAATGAAGCGGTCTCGATGTGGGCAGAGAACAGCATCGCCCCCGCCCCTGCGGTTCCTGCCAAGAAGAAGTAATGGCTATCGACGTCCCCGACTACGTCAGCGCTGCCGCCGTCCGTGGCCTTCAGTGGCATAAAGACGGACTGTCAGGCGACGGCGTAACCGACCAGACGCTCGCGGAGGCCCGCGACATGGCTAACGGTTCAGTTTCCGAAGACAAGGTTCGCCGAATGGGTCCGTGGTTTAGCCGGCACCGTCCCGACATGGACGCCCCTAAGAACGACCCAGACTCCGAGGACTTCCCTGGAGCGGGTGCCGTGGCTTGGGCTCTATGGGGTGGACCGACCTCGGGCGACATCATGCGGACCGCCGACTGGGCTGAAGCCAAGGTCAAGCAGCTCGACGAAGAGTCTGCCGTTTCCACTAAGAGCAAAGTCAAGATGACTATCGAAGACCAACTCTCGACCGCCGACCTTCTCGCCCAGGCATTAACTGCCGAACGCGACGACCTCCGTGCGACCGTTGAGAAATTGACCGTAGGCGCCGTGGACGAACTGACTGCCATCAAGGCCGACCTCGTTACCAAGGAAGCCTCCCTCTCTGCTCTCGGTGTCTCCCTCGAAAAGGCTACCGCTGAACGCGACGCCTTCGCCGCTAAGATCGCGGAACTCGAAAGCACCAAGGTCTCGGCCTCCAAGGAAGCCGCTAAGATTGCCGCCTCCGTGGGCGTCGAACCGACCGCCATCATCCCCGGCTCTGACAACGTCGCTGCCAAGGTGGACGCTCTCGCTACTTTCAATTCCCTGACTGACCCAGTTGCTAAGGCCGACTTCTTCGCGAAGAACGCTCAAGCCATCTACGCGTCAATCAAGGTCTAATTTTCTCTCACCCTAATCTCCTAATATACTACTATGGCAAATTCCATCGCAGCTGCTCCAGCAGTTCTCGCCCAGGGGGTCATCAAGGCTCTCGCTAACAAGTTGCCTGTACTCTCGGGCTTCTCCACCGTTTTCACCTCGTCCATCCAGGGCGCCGGCAAGACCAT